AAGCCGCAAAGCCTTTTCTTTTGCCGCCCACGCACGCTGAAGTTCGGTCAGCGCGTTTTCAATGTCCTCCGCGCCGTAAAGGTACTCGGCAATCTTGCCGGACACTTCTTCGTCCGTTCCGAGCCGTGACATCACGTTCTTTACGGTCTTCGCGCGGGCAACTTCTCTGCGCAACTCTTCGATCTCTTTTTGCGTTGCTTCGTCAGCGGCTTTTTTCTCTTCCGCGGCAATCTCTTCAGCGGACTGCTTGGCCCTGAGGGCACGTTTATATTCAGCCGCTTCCTTTGTGGCCTTGTTGATCGCTTCCTTCTGTTTCGCAAGGTCCGCTTTCAGCTTGGCAATCTCGTCCGCTCCGCCATTCTCGGCTACAGTCTGTTCGGTTTCGGTCTGTTCGGTCTCGGTCGTTGCTCCGGTTGCAGTTTCGGTCGTTTCGGTGCTTACAACTTCTGCTTCAGCCATCTTTCATTTCTCCTTTGCGTTTTAACGTCTTCTCTGACGATAATTGCGTTTTAACGTCTTCTCTGACGTATATATGTCAACCGCTTTCGCGGATAACACCGTTAGTCCAATACCGGTAAAAGCGTGCATCTGCAATTCAGATGTGGTTTGTTCGGTACATCTTCAATCTCGTACACCTTGCCGTCGCGCTCTCTGCACTCTTCACAGACTTTTTCGTCCCGTTCGGTGACCCACATCACCCTTTTAACACCCGCGTCATAGAACGCTTCGAGCCTTGCGCGGTCAACGCTGTTAATGGCGTACTGCCCGACCTGTATCGTCCAGAACCGAAGCGCCTTATCAATTTCTTCGTTCCGGTTCTGCGCCGCGGATAAGGTTTCAATCAGCCGCGCTTTCTTTCTGTCCTTCTCCGGCAGAAACGCGTACAGCGTCACGGAATCCGCTTCTTCAAGCATGGCGAGCACCCAGTCATCCGTGATGTCGTCCATGGCCTTTCGTCTCGCCTTTTTGCCGTTCTGCCCCGCGGAGAGCATCGCGGTGACATACGCATCAATCGCGACTTCAAGGTATCGTCTCTGCGCGTCTCTCGCGGAGCTGTCATAAACGGTGCTCACTTCGCGAACGATATTCGCCTCGTCCCACTTGGCAAGCTTCAGACCGTTGAACGCCCGAAGGTTCTTCCGGTTCATCACCTTGATGGCCTTGTCCGCGACGCTGTAGACGTTCACTTCTGCTCACCTTCGCCTTCTTTACTGCCGACGCGGTTCGCTTTTTCTCTGCACTCCGCGCGGTCGTACTTCTGGTTGTTCGCATGCTTCTGGAACGACCTTCCGCAGACCGGGCAAACACCCGTACTCGCCGCGGGATGTCCCGAACCGCTGATATTGCCCTTGCGCAGATACCCGTCGCTTGTTACTGTGGATGCCGCACCGCTGTCAGAACCGCCGGACCCGGCTTGTGCCAACGCGTCCAGTTCAGCCGCTTTTTCTTCCTGATACGCTTCGTACACAATCGCGTCGCTCTCAGGATCCTTTGAAAGCTGAGAATAGGTAAACGCCTGAATCGCGGGCATCCCGGCGGCAATCAGCGTCGAGAAGGACTGAGTCTTCGTCAGAAGCGCTTCATAGCTCTGCCGCCCGAAGGTCGGCTCAAGGTCGGAAATCTTCAGACCGGTCAGCACGTTCGCTTCGTTGCAGATCTTCAGCGCCACGCGAAGGAAGTCCGTTTCCGCACTGATCCACATGCCCTGGGTCTCCATGGCCCTTGCTTCCGCGTGCCACCACCCATTCTTCATGATGACCGCGCCGTTGTTGGAGCTGTCGCTTGTATTCGCGTTGCCCTGAGACGGCATGCCCACGATCTCAAGAATCGTTTCGTACAGGTCATCCACAAGGGTCTGCGTCTGCGTCTGGTCAAGCTGTTCGTTCAGGTAGTAAACCCGGCTGCTCCGGCCATCGGTAGACGGTGGCAGTTTCAGCGCACCCAGATCCTTCAGTTCCGTCAACTGCTCACGCGTGATGTCCACGCCTTCAAAAACCATGATGGCCTGAATGAACTGCTCCACACCGTCCATCCGGTTGCTTGCAAGGCTGTTCAGCGAATCCAGAAGCGGCAGTACCACTTCAAACGCGCCCATCCTCAGCGGGTTGCACGGATACTCAATCAGCGTGACCATCCCGAAGTTGTGGCGTACTTCGTTTGTAATCTCAAGCCCGCCAAGCACGCCTTCAATGGTATAGGTCGCGTTCTCCGTGTACACGGTATACTTGATGTTGCTTTCGGGCGGGTCGGTGTATACATACGTCACGCCCATCACAACGCGCCTGGATACATCGTTCAGCCTGACAACAAACGTATTGATAGGATCCGGAATGTAGATTTCAAACGGTGCTTCGTCCAGATAGTCCGTTCTCACCCTGTCGCGGTCGTGAAAGACCAGCCTGTATCCGACGCCGCAAGTGAACATCTTATAGGCAAGTTCAAAGTCCTTCGACTGCTTGCCTTCCGAGAACATCAGCGAATTGAACTTCGCGACCTTCTCAGGCACTTCGTTGTCCTTGCTTCCGCGGCTCTTGTACTGAATCGGCTTGCCCGCAAACTCTGCGGCCTTGAACGTCACAATCTCGTTCGCAAGGTTCACAACCACCTTGTTGTTGATCTCGCCGTTTACCTTTTTCTCCCGGTGCAGAATCGGCTGCATGCCGCGCATGTACTTTTCAAGGTAAATCTCTTCCGCGCGGTTCTGGCTGTGTACAGCCATCGCCTTCTCCAAAACGTCAATCACGTTCTCACGGGTGATGTTTTCCTCGCCCGTGTAAATCACGCGTCTACCGTGAAGTCGGAGCGGACTTACGCCGCTTTGCATCCGCACAACATCAGCTTCCAGCGCCATGATCCGTCCCTTCTTTCACGCTAAAATCTGCCTGTATAAACGAAAAAGCGCCACGTTACCTAAGCCTTTCGGCTCTGAGCAACATGGCGCTCTCCATGAAAAAGCATTTTAACGGGCAGTACAGATGGCTACCCAACTGCATTATAACACAAAATATTGTGGTGTCAAGTGGCTTTTGATACTATATCTTGTTTTTTCTGTGCTTTACCACGGTCTCTGAAGAATCTCGACCTTCGTCTGCGCGAACGACTGCACATAATTCACGAGCATTGCAGTCGCGTCCACCGCGTCATCCCACTTATTTCTACCGATCATCGTATAAGAACACAAGAAATTCATGTACCGTTTGTATTCAGTGTTGTTTTTGATAACCGAGTCATCCTTGAACAAGAAATGTTCTTTCACAAACGGCGACGCGACGATGATCTTTGTTTCCTTGTTCTGTGTCGTGTATTTCGTTGTTATCTTTGTTATCCCGCCCTGAGCCTTAATCGCAGCCTGTACACTCTGTGCGACGCGGCCTCCGGCAGAGTTGCTTTCAAACCGGCTCATCTGCACCTTATGCTTGACGCACTTCTCCACAAGTCTCGGCTCTACCACTTCCGGGTTTGAATTGTCGCAAACGACATCTTCAATATAATAGTCGTTCCCGTACTGATAGGCTATCGGCATCACGCAATAGTCGGTGCCCCTGTCCTTCGTATCGCACACAGACAGTATCGCGTCAGGCTCCCCGTCAGGCAATTCAAAGTATCTGCGCAGCTCATGCTCCGGATACAAAAGTCCTTCGCGTTCAATCGGCTCGTTCATGTACAACGCCCGCCACGACGCGTCATCCATAATGTCACGCTGTTCGTGATAAAACTCCGTTGTAAATCCGACGCCGTACAGATAGTCGAAATTGCTTTCATCGTTCTCGTCAAGCGCAGGCATCACAAGGAACTGTGCCCGTTCATCTCCTTCATACCTGGCGGATAGTCTGCCAATAACGTCATGGCAACTCCACCTGGTCGCGAGATGCAGTTCTTTACAATGGTCTCCGACTTTGCGTTGTCTCAAGTCCGTTGTATAAATCTCCCACAGCTTATCCATCCGCTCTTTGGACAAGGACTGCTCTATACCGCTGATCAGGTCGTCGCAGAACAGTAGCCGCCCGGCCCGGTACAGACCGGCATTCCCCGCGCCGACAGAAGTGAACTGCAATGTTTCAAACCTTTTGCGCTTTCCAAGATCGATCCGCAGATCCTTCGCGTTTGTGCTCGTCACCGTCAAATCCGGGAACACATCGTGCCACAAGTACTCTCCGTTCGGATCGAATATGCGCAAACATTCGTCATACGCACCGCGAACAAAGGCATTGCTGTGCGACCCGGTCAGCATCGGCTCATCAGGATACCTGCCGGCCATCCACGAAAGAAAGAAAATAGCCGTGCCACTCTTGCCAACGCCCGGCGGTAAACTTATGCAAACAATGTCATATTTATCATCTGCAAGCCCCTGAAGCAAGTTGACGACTTTGAGCAGCTTGCTCCTCCGCGGCAGATAGAATTGTTTCCTCGGGTCTCTCTTGGATTCTATGTATAGCAAGAAGGCATCAAAGTCCACCTTCGCGTCAAGATACAGCGAACGCCGATACGCCGTCTGCAACACGCCCATTTCCTTCCGTTCCGTCGCGTCAAGTGTCCGCATCACCCGGTTGATCTCGTTCCGAAACCGCTTGTTCAGCGCGTGATACCCGTCCTTCCCGCTTTCCATCTCGCTCTGGAAGTATGTCAGCATGTTGTCGTATAACTGCACTTCCTTCGGATGCGTCTCGATATACGCCATCAGTTTGTGCTCGTTCGCGGTCATCATATCCGTGCCAGGATTATCCGCTGTCATATATTCCCTCCGTTTCGCCATTTTATATGCCTCTTCCATTCCGATAAGAGCCTGTTTCTCCCAAAAACATAAATAGCCCCCTTATAGTGTAATTACCCACTATTCGGGGAGTGAACTACTCGGCAATTGAATTGCCATAGCATCTGGAAGGACAAGAGTCCAGATCCAGGGTGCGTCCATAACACCATTACTGCTGTCTGTAAGAACAGACTACCTGTCCATCACTGCTGCCGCCACGTCAACAATTCGTTCCATGCTGTCACCACCTTTCATAGACACATTATATCATCGACACTACGCACATTCAATTCGCATTAACACACAGCCCTTCCCATTCCGCGTAGGCTTGACTTTGCCATGCTTGCCGACAACTTCTTGCCCGTTCCTACCCGTGACGATAGGGTCTTTTTTACTTTTTGGCGCTATTTTCAGGCCGGTTACAGAAGGCCTTTTTGCATTTTCGCGAGTTTTTCCAGACAGGCAAGCGTCATGCCTTTTTTGCATTTTTCGCGAGTTTTGAAATCACTTTGTGTCCGCGACAATGTAAAAGGCAGTGAACAGTTGTCATCTGAGCGCCACATAATTCAACGAACCCTTTCATGCAAAACAACACCAACTCTTGCAGCCGCTTCTTCCGCTTGTCTTGTATAAGTGCTATTCGTTACAACCATAGCCGCTTGACATCCGTAGTAGTGCATCCCTGCAAGCGCTTCCTCTATTGCCTTGTATCCGACCGGCTTGCTGTAATACTTACACTGCACCGAGACCCTTCGCCCCCTCTTATCTTTGCATATGATATCTGCCCCGTAATCGCCAGATTGTTGCGTGATCTGAATGTTCGTATATCCCCATTTTTTAAGAACTTGCCCGACATGGCATTCATATGCGTATGACGTGCTAAATGTACCGACGCTCACCGCTCCGCGCGTTCTTCTGCCGCCCCTGCCGCGAGTGCCAACCGATCCGAACAATGACAAGACCGCCACAATTAAGATGATGAACACAAGCCCGAAGTCGTTAAGCTCTGCCGTTTTCGTGCCGCTTACATAGGTCGGCTTCACAGTCACGCTCCGCAACTGGTTGCTGTTATTAAGCCGTTTCGTACTCGGTGCACTCGTCCGCGTCGGCTTCGCTGTCGGTGCTTTCGTCTTAGTGCTGTGAAGGGTGCTGTCCGATAACATATCGGCACCTCAATTCGTTTCAATATCAGTCCTTCAGGATGGGTTCGTGTTGACCTACTGTTTCAGTTCCTTTCCCGTACTTATAAACACCGCGATATGTTTGCTCGTTGTTCAAGATCGTTTGTATGGCAGAATGTAAAAAGTTTTTTCCGGTCTTTGTTTTATATCCGAGTCTGTTAAGCTCGTCTGCAATACCAATAAGTGTCATTCCACTGTTGCGAAGTTTGAATACAAGGCGCACAATTTCGGCTTCCTCAGGTACAACAATTAACTGACCATCTGACACCCGATAGCCAATCGGCGGTTTCCCACCGGCATACCCGCCCTTCTCAGCCTTTGCTTTTCGCCCCATGGCTGTTCGCATCTGAATGTTTTCGCTCTCCATTTGGTTGAAGGATGAAAGAATCCCTATCATTGCGCGCCCCCAAGGTGAACTTGTGTCA